CTACTGGTCCAGTCATCATCGATAACTCGACGAAAAATAATATGGTGACACCAGGAAAACCTAGCGCAAGTCTGCTGGTTGCGCCTTCATTCACCAAAGACTTCCAGTTGTCTCTTTACCAAAGACCGTCTTACGTTTAACGAAAAGCCCCTCTTACGAGGGGCTTTTTTTATTCATCTTCGCTCATCAATCTACTTAACATAGTATCTGCGTCCTCTTCAGTATCCGGAATTATCGGAACTTTAGGTGAAACAGAAACGGAAGATTTTTCCCAAGGAGGCGCAGACTTCGCTGGTGCGGCGGCCGAAGAGGTATAAGTCTTTGGAGACGTAACGGTTCTCTTTGCTGCTCCTGCACTCAACACCAAATTCAATCGTTCCTCCAGAACATCATATTCTTTGAACTTGGCAGGATCGGTAAATTCTGCCAACTTGTATTGTTGGTTCCAAATCTTTTCGATGTCTGCGTTATTTTTCGAAATGGCAGAAGGTGCCTCAAATGTACTGTCGTCGTAGTTTGGGAAACGATCTTTACCGACACCCACCGTCTTGATACGCAAAATTAGATTAGCACCTTCAACTGGATGGAAAGGATTAACTGGAGTTTCCCGGGTGCTCACCGGTTGCATTTTCTTGATGACTTTTTCGTGGATTTTCTTTCCATACTTGAAAAGGAAAACCTTTCCGTTATTTTCTGGATGGTTTGGATCTTCCACAACCAAGATATTGGAGATGTAGTGCAACTTTCGTTTACGGTTACGAGCCTGGGTCTGGCTTTCCTCTGTTCCTGTGTTCCACAGTTCATTGTTAGCAGCACAGAGCGGGCATTTCTTGCCAATCGTGGTGGGGCAATTTTCGATATACCATCCACCAGGACCCTGAAACGAATGGGAGAAATATTGGGCCCAAGGGGCATCTTCGCCTTCTGACGGCGGCAAGAAACGAATAACGGCTTCAGCGTTACCGGCCTTGTCTCTCTCCAAGGACCAAAATCTTTTATCCTCGTACGATGGCTTTTCGGTTAAATCTGCGATCTTTTTCGAGAGGGATTCGATCGAAGACTTCTTTAACATTTCTGAAAATGATGACATGTGTTTTCTTATCCTTTACTTTAACGTATGCGGTGTATTTTATTGATTCGTATTTAACTGTATCTGTTATTATGCTGTTGTCAAATCACATTTTTATTTTCCTTTATTTTCTTGTTTGAACGTATTTAGTATTAGTTTAGAGTACTCGGCAGAAGAAATTGTAGGAACAAACGCCCTAAACTTAAGGTTCTTTTCCCCAAATTCTTTCCAAAGCAAATCGGTATTTGTTTCGTGAAACCGAGAAAATTTAGTAATCAAATCGAGAATGACCAATGTTTCTACCGAAATTGACCCAGACATGACGCATTGAACAACCATCGGCAGAGGGCGTTCTAATAGAAGTTTGCGAAAACTGAGTCGCTTTTCTTCGGATATAGACAACAAATATTGCAAATCTTGGTTGAACGTATATCTCAAACTTTCACAAACTTTTTTCCGTCTAAAGAAAACATCCGTACATTTCTGGTCAAACATATCGGTAATCCACAACTTGGAATTATTCAACATATTTGATGCTATGTAAAGAGGCACATCTTCGGTTTTGATTTTTTTGGCAAGTTTCTCGAAGAGGTAACGATCTTTACGCTTTTCGAATGTAGCGAATTTTACTTTACTAGGACCATACTTTCCGTAATCATAACTTGAACCATGAAAATGATTTCGTATTGCCACAAAATGACAGTACAATTCATAACCATTCATACAGGCAGAGTTCCGGTTTTTGGAAGTAAATTTCTTTTGATGGCTTCAGTTTGCAATCGTTCGACGATTGGTCGAGACAGCAACGATTTTGCCGCATCTGGTTCAATATCAAACTCTTCACACATGTCTAAAACTGCTTCTAGATAGGAGCACCGGGTTTCCATTACCAGAATTTCAACTTTGCTACTAAAATCATTCGCGGTTATGGTGAGTGGTGAGGGCATTTAGTGTTTCCTGTATTCGTTCGAAATTGTGATGTTTCCAAAAATTCTTCAGAGTTCTGTAAACTTTAGGAACGTAATCCACCGGGTTTCGCACAAACTCTTGAACACCAGAATTTTCCGTAGCGATCAAAACAACAATCTGTTTGATCGGTTGTTTGATTAACTGGGTCCACATAATACTGTATATGGTACATTGTTCAAAGTAATTTTGGATATACTCTTCGGCTTTCCATTTGGTGGAACTCTTAAAGTCTACTACAGATGGTATGCCTGCATAATCAGAAAGCAAATCAAGCCGACCTGCGATGCGAATCGTAGGCGACCACAGTGTAGTTTCTTGGGCGCGAATATTGTTTATTTTGTGCAAATACGGAACAATGTCTTCGTATAGCAAAGGAGCAGAAGTTGTATCGTCGGAAAAATCGACTGGTTCGTTGAGCAGGCGCTTTTCTATGTAAGAATGTAATTTTGTGCCGCGAGAGGCGGCATATTGACTCTTTTTGTGATTCTCTGGGTCTTTCGACCACTCAGCAAAAAATTCACGCGAGGAAAATCCAGTCACCGTGGTAACCGAAGGATACCACATTCCATTCGGAGCAAGATAAAAACGGTTTCCTTGATATGATTCTGACTTTAAGGATATGTTAGACAACTGAGGTATGTGTGTAAACATTTGGCTTATCGGTCGTTTGGTTTGAATTTTGGGTGTGCTTCTTTGATTTTTGCCATTACCTCTTGGAAACCTTTATCGGTTTTTTTAACCCCAATTCGAATGGGATCGCATATGGCTGCGTTTCCTATTTTGATTTGAATACTGTTGGCTTCTCCGCAGTTTGAACAGTTAGGTTTGCATGGTAAATGTCTAGTATTTACTTTTTGATATTCTTCAAAGCAATGCGAACATTTTGTACATTCATAATCGTATATTGGCATGAACGTATTTAGTTCGCTAACGGATGACCAGGAACAGTTTTGACACCTTCAGCATACCAATCCGGCACGCCACGTTTTCGCCAAACACACATGAGTCGGCCGCTTTTATCATAGATTTTTTCGTAAATGTATAGATTTCGATAAGACTGAATCGGATTGTCCGATTTATATTTGTCGGGCATGGCCAAAGCAGGCGAAGTTTTTTCTATATTTGAAAGCCAAATTGGTGTTTCTAGTTTTTCGATAATTTCGGCAGATTTGTGTCGCTTTGAAGACGAATGGCCGTAACGATATCGCCATTCGTCTTCCATAATGAGAGACACTTTGGATAACCAGAGCCAGTTTGATATAGATTCTCTAACCCATTTTGTGCATGGATGATTATAGTGTATTTTGCGAAACAGAGAATGCCCAAAAGGAGTTTCTGGATGATCGCGATATACCGAGCATAACATTTGTCGATGCTCGGTAATCATTTTGACTATGTGCATATCATTGTGATAGATGGCAAATAGAGTTGGGTCTTCGTCTAAATGAAAAATGTTCATACCATAAGGTATGAACATTTTTGTCGTTAGTCAATTTTATTCCAAGTCATCATCGACCAAAAAATCTTCGTCCGAATCGTCATCTTCGGAATCTTCTTCGTCCTCTTCATAGATATCGGACAAAAATTCTTCGTTTTCTAGTAATTTTTGAATTTCTTTTTCCAATTCTTGATCTTCCTCAAATTCAAACGTATTTTCTTCGTTTTGCATATATTCTCCGTGTAGAGTACTATGCAAGTTATTTATAGATTATCGATATCCAGATTTACGCTGTCCCATAATTTCGGATGGCTTCAACCAGAAAAATTCAAATCCCATGTCCTCGTCCATAAATTGAACATAGTATTGATTTCCGTGACGGCGATCGTACTCCACGCGGCGCAAAATTCCAAATGTTTTGGATGTTTGCGTGGAGTTAACAAAGAGGGTTACACCTGGGTTGTATGTCGCCTGAGACATTTCATCATTCCTTTCTAAAAAATTTGATTACACTACAGTATAGTACTATACTTAGACATGTCAAAAATGATAGAAGCATCAAATTACGGGCCAGAACCGGTTTGGGGAATTGAAGAACCTTCACAAAGCCAAATCATGAAGGCGCTGAATTGGTATAACTACATGTCCGATCCGTCGGACCACAAAAAATGGGTCTTGGAGTACGCTAAGAAATCAAAGACAGTGAACACTCTAGTTCCAATTTTATCGTCTATCGAACCTAACAAATTCGAATTGCGTTACGGTGATATCCGCAATTCAATAAACAAATATCTGGAATATGGATTTCAAACAGGGGTGTTTGCTCGCATAATAACACTTGGGGCAAAGTTGCCACCTGTCTACCACGAGTCATTAGAGACAGCCGTACGCTTCCTTGCGTCTAGAGAGACAGAAGCAGCGTCCAAGGCGGGAAAGTCTACGATTACACGCAGAACAGTACAAGAAAATTCGGAATCCAAGATCGCTGGCATTTTGGCCGATATTGAATCCAAAATCGATTCTATTCTTGGTCAAAATCCAATGGATAGTTTGGCTAATGGTCCAAAAAAGTCCAAGAAATCAATCAATACAGATACTCCAGGAAAGCAATTCCTGGTTAAGTATTCTCTCAAAGGATTGCCGGCCAAAAAAGTTTCGGATTACCTCGACGCAAAAATCAAAGAATTTCACAAAAACTCAGACGACTATTCGTACGATAAGGCAAACATGTCTTATCTGTTGCAATTCCTGTCGGACATGAAAAAGGAATGTGACACTATCGTAGATGTCGCCAAGGCGACCAAAAACACAGTACGAAAGAGACGCACAAAATCTCCAATCGATATCGTCAAGCGATTGAAGTTTATGCCCGCTAGCGATACATATGGCATCAAATCGATTATTCCGAGCAAAATTGTCGGAGCCGATAAGTTGGTGACGTTCAATGTGGTTAAAGCCACATGCACAATTTACGAAGCCAAAGCATCTGTAGGTTTGTCCGTAAAGGGTACGACAATTTTGGGATATGATGAATCGAAATCTGCTACCAAGAAAGTACGTAAACCCACACAATTCCTAAAACTCGTTTCGGAAGCAGCCGGTATCCGTGCAATTAAAAATGCGTTCGGCGACCTTACAACAAAGGAATCAAAACCCAACGGAAGAATCAACGAAGATACCGTGCTTTTAGGAGTGTATTAATGATATTGATTGACATGAACCAGGTGGTCGTATCTGCGATGTTCGCAGAAGCACGAGGTAAACCAGTCTTCGACGAGAATCTTTTGCGGCATATGGTTTTGAACACCATCCGTCTTATCAAAATCAAAAACAAATTAACCTACGGTTCGGAAATAGTTCTTTGCTATGACGGAAAAGATACCTGGCGCAAAGATTATTTTCCATTTTACAAAGCCAACCGAAAAAAGAATCGCGAAGATTCCGACTTCGATTGGAATGCATTTTTCTCGTTTATGGCATCTTTGCGAGATGATATTCGTACGTTCTTTCCATATCATGTTATGCACCTCGATAAATGTGAAGGCGACGACATTATTGCAGTCTTGGCCAAGCAAGCCGCAAAGAAGAAAGAAAAATGCTTAATCGTCAGTTCCGATGGCGACTTCGACCAATTACTATACAACGAAGTTCATATAGATCGTTACAACACTTTCACAAAGGAACTGGTCGACAAAAGTTGCATAGAAACAATATGGAAGCACATTGCAGAAGGAGATTCCGGCGACGGAATTCCCAATATTCTTTCGGATGATGATGTGTTTGTCAACCCGACCAAACGACAAAGCCCGATGACGAAAAAGAGATACGCCGAACTATTCGTTACGGGTAAAGCAGAAATTACGGATGTTCTACTTCGCAACATAGCGAGAAATGCCGCGCTGATCGATTTTACCTATATACCAAGTTCAATTCAGCAACAAATTGAAACTGTTTATGAACTTGAAAGACAAAGGGTTGTCGGAAACCCCACAGACATTATGGGATATCTCGCAGCCAAAAAAATGACAATCCTGTTATCGCACGCATCGGAGTTTTAATTATGCAGTTAATGATTTCGGAAATACTCGATAAAATTCAAACATACGAAAGCACAGAAGATAAAATTGCATGGCTAAGAAAAAATAGAACTCCTGCTCTTTTAGAAATTCTGCAATACTGCTACAACCCATCCAGGGTTCTTTTTACCAATACGGCTCCGAAACATATCTTAGATATGGCTCCACCGGAACTAAGTTATAATTCGCTCTTTTCCGAATACAAGAGACTATACATTTTTCTAGACTCCACCAAAATAAATCCGAAAAGAAAAATGGAACTGCTAATTCAAATGCTGGAATCTATTCATCCGAGCGATGCCGCTCTCTTGGTAAGCATCGTCAACAGAACCATCAAAATTCCAGGTTGCAATTCTAAGCTTGTTCAACGTAGTTTTCCCGATGTCAATTTTTTGTCTTAATCCTGAAGGTATCAAATGACGACACAAAATCAAAATATCGTGCTGAGTAAGGTTGAAGATATCGATTCCTTCAAAGAGGAAAACAATTCCGATTGGAAAATCGATCTAGTTGTTCGCGAAGTACCGACAACACAAATCATACAAATGCCCGAATGGGCAAAAAACGCAAAATCTTCCGAAGTCACGTGGGACTTGGAAGATGATGCAGTCAACTAAATGTCAGTTGAAAAGTGAGTCGAAAGACTCACTTTTTGTTTCTGTATATTCGTTCAATTTTCGCGACCAAATCAGAACGAACACAATCGTTTTCTCCTAATTCATGAAATACAATCTCTGGTAGTTTGCCTGAGAATTTATTGATAACATCTTGCAATCCATTCACCTCACCGCGCAAAAACAAATCAGATTGTTCGGTGTCTCCGGTGATAATCAATTTAGAATTAGATCCTACGCGAGTCAGTAACATTCGCATTTGATGACTGCTGGCGTTTTGACATTCATCGGCAACTACAAACGAATTTTCGAATGTAATTCCTCGCATATATGCCATTGGTATGACTTGAATATTTCCCTTTTCGATGAAGTCTAAAATAATTTGCTTGCTGGTAAACTTTCCAATTATATCCATCAAAGGTTGAACAAACGGAGCGATTTTCATATTGAAATCGCCCGGCAAATATCCCAATTTTTCTCCGGCTTCAACATACGGACGAGTAAGAATCAATTTTTCACACTTGCCCTGCATAAGATATTGAAGTCCGTAAGCCGTAGCCAAATAACTTTTACCGGTACCTGCCATTCCGTGTAAAACTGTTACTTGATTTTGTCTCATGCAATCTAAAGCTCGGCGTTGGCCTTCGGTTTTGCCTGCGAAAACGATGCCCTGTACTTGTAGTTTTTGGGTAACTTTGTGGGGCGACGATACTTCGTTTTTCTTTTTACTCACTTTAACTCCGGGTTAAACAAATTTCGGAACCATACTTTGCCAAATAATACGAATCAACTATGTCTGATATTGGGCTACCAATTTTTTTTCCTTTGTAATTGAAGAGTTTTCGTAAATTAACTTCAGTAAATTCTTTGAAAGAAGAATACATGGCATCTTTATCGGAATTACCCTTGCCGGTTGCAAACTTTTTTAATGTGGTTGGTGGGCATATGTGAATAGGAATATC